AGCCATTTTACAGGTTTATTATACCCAAGTAAATTTGTAAAGTATTGTTTAGTCCATTTCATGACAGATTTAACATCATCAACACAGATAGTATCGATGTGCCAAGGAATGTTCCCGCTATTGTAATCTTCAGGGTTTAATTCGGCGGTTGTCATAAATCGTTTTTCTGCATCCTTATTTAAAAATGCCCAGTTTGTAAAGGCATATGGTAGCTCATTTCTGTAATGAATCTTGTATTGATTCAGGTTCACAGATGGGGCTATATGTTGGAGCACGTCCTCGAACGTGTGATCTTTGTAGCGAGGAAACAACTTATAAAGTCCATAAGCTACGGTAATATCGTATAATTTACCAGTATCTATCACAGTGTCAAGAACTTGAGTCAGTCAAAATATCAGGCATTTTAGCTACCCTAATTCTTACACTTCTACTTAAATCCTCCTGTTTAGTTTCTGTTCCTGGGTTGTCGACATCATCTTGAGCTTCTTGATCAGAATTATACTCTTGATTTGTCTTGGTATTGATCAGTGTTACTTCTGTTTCAATATCAATCTCTTCAACGGTCTTACCGTCTTTAACAACGGATACTTTTCCACCGGGTTCTAAAAAAGACATATGATCTCCTTAATCTCTATTCATTTCTAATATAGCACAAGTACCTTCAAACACATCAGCACTTGCTGCTTGTAATTGTAATTTATCGTTTTCTTCTAATACGATAGATCCATCCGAAATACTACGTGAATCACCAGAGTTTACAGTATGTTCAGCAAACTGAAAAGCAGTGCTTGCAGAATCATCATAAACAAAAGCTTTGATTTCTGTATTGGCTGTTCCTACGTTCGCTGCGTGAATGTTTTGAATAATTGCTCTGGAGTTAGAAGGACAAGTATAAACATCAACTACGGTTGTGACATCTAAATCAAATTGTGCATTCTTGTATATATTTGCCATTAAGCTCCATTGCCTTTCGATTTAAACCACGTGTAACGTTCCGACTCTTGTTTTAATTCATCCAAATAAGTAGAGTTTAATTGTTCAATAATAATACCAATCGCTCTGTTTATTTGTTTTTGGTTTGATACATCGTAATTCTCTTTTGGTTCTGGTATCTTAACATTTATCTTTGCCATTATCTACCCCCGTCTGCCTGTACGTCTAAACTGAAAGTACCAAATCTCCAGTTCTGATCGACGTCGTCATTTTCTATTTTAATATTAACATATCGACCACGAGCTCTAGTATCTTTTTTGGTGGTTGATGATGTAATCGAGAAAGGACTTAAACTTGTTGTTGTTTCGTCTTGAGAAGGAAAACTCTTCACGGCCAACGTTACTTTAGCCGTGCCTTGCAATGTTTTGAAATCGGGAATGAATCGTCGAACAGCTAAGAACTGTTCACCTTCTGTACCTTGTCCTTCTAAATCAAAGTCATAAGACTGTACAAACGAGCTAATCGCGGTACTCGATCCGTCAACATTGACTTGATTGACACCGGTTTCATGTTCGAAATACGTTGTTGCTCCTAGTCCTGTATCTCCTTGGATAACCGGAAATGTACCTGTTTCACTAGATACAAAAGATGTTGCATAAGGTTTAGGGTATATAGAAGAGTCCATCCATGATGTACGGCCTTCGGTGCTAGTGTACCAAATACCCCCAGGAACTTGTGCTCCTAAAGATTCAAGATAGTTATAGGCAACTAATCTGTTATTAAAACTTTGACCTGATGCAGGATACCACCAAATAATCTCGGTAAAGAGATTATTAACACCGGCTGTAATCTGTTGTCCTTTGGTTAAGTCAATATCATCATAGACAAAGTCTTCTACAGAACAGGGTAAAGATTTCACTGTACCATCGAATAAGAAGAAACCACTACTGCTCATCCAATAAGCAACACCGTCTATCTCGACGGCCGCATTCTTGCCAATCAAACCACAGTTTGTACCAACCTGTTCAAAACCAAAAGTGAAAGGAGCACCAATAAACTTCATGGTGTACAAAGCAGTATCAGTCCATATCAAAATTGTTTCTTTTGCTTTTAGAGCACCTACAATCTTCGTGCCGTCTTGTAGTCTTTGTGTACCCGCTGCGTTAATAGCAGAAGGTGCATAGGTATTAATATCTTCTTCATCAGAGAAGCGAATAAACATATCATCTTGTGTGGTAGCTGTGCCAATCGTTGTTTCAGTACCAAAGTGAATTAAGTGTCGTGTGGTTGGAGAGATCAAACTAACACGAGTAGATGTTGGATTATTACCGGTTGCAAAACCAGAAGTGGTTGTCGATGCTCTGTTCGATGTTGCATCCGATGCTCCGCCGTTCCATGTAAAAGTTTTACTGTTAGCAATCGTGGCCACTAAGACTTCACCAAAATTATCTAAGGACCATAGTCCGGGTTCCAAGGTTACAAGTGACGCTCCGCGAGCCACGCCCCACCCATTGAAGTCAGACGCATCAGTGGCCGTTGCTCCATTATCGTGAGTCGCTGCAGTGCTACCCAAAGCTCCTCGAGTACATCCTGTTAAATCATTGGTGGATTTACCGGTATAGGTAATCAGTTCTGAGTCTACTTGAATGGTACCAGAAGTAGGAAAAGCAGAAGCGTCGGTTAAGGTAATGGTTGTTTCCGTTGCATCTAAAGCTTCGTTCACTGTTGTGGTTGTAGCAGAGTCAACGGTACCACCCCAGTTACCAACACCCCAACCATAACCATAAGTTTGTTCTTGAGGACCCACCACTTCATACATTTTACAAGTCATCGAACCTCCTGTTGATACAGTGGCTGTTGCAGCTTCCGAAGAGGTAATTGTAAAAGTTGTTGTTGAGGGTACAGAAGTAATTTCAAATTTCTTATCTTCAAAGTTAGAAGCGCTAAGTCCCGTGCCACCGGGTAAAGTCACAGCATCTAATTGCACAATATCTCCTGTAGATGCGCCGTGAGCAGAAGAAGTGGTAATGGTCACTGTGGTAGAAGCATTCGTGGTTGCCATTGTCGATGATGTCAGAGAACTTCTAATAGGTGTAATATCAAAAAGCTGACCTTCAAAGTACAACAAGAGAAACTTGTCTGTGCCTAAGGCCACATATCGATTGCCATCTAAATCTGTGAAAGGATGTTGTGCTCGGACAACACCGACAATTTTGTCTGGTAAAAGAGAAGACCAACCTCCGACTTTTTCTGGTAGACCATATCGAAAGCGAACATTATTAGAGTCCACAAATCGACGCTCGGCACCTTTCGTGGTGTCCTGTTTGTCTATCCCAGGTAAGAAGTCTAAGGTAATAAGAGCCATGAGCGCTCCTTAAATTTTGTCTTTATAAGACCATCCGCGAGTCGCGTTCAAATACACTAAGGTAAACGCAGCTCCATTTGTGGATACTGTTAAATCAGAAGCTGAACCATTGATGTTCGAACTATTTCGACCGACGGTAAGATTATTAGAACCAAAGGTTCCTGTCGCATCAATAAAGGTTACCTCTTCACCCACACTAGGAGAAGCAGGTAGAGTGACAGTAACAGCAGCAGAACTTGTATCAATAATTAATTGATCGCCGTCCACGGCCGTATATGCACTAGAAATAGAATAGTATCCTTTTTGTAAACTGACTAAATTTATATTCGTACCATCAGAGTAGACCACCATCTTAGAACCAACAGGCATGGTTACTCCTGTACCAGAAGCTGTTTTAAAAGTTAATGTGTAATGACTAGAACTTCGAGTTGTTGCATCTTCAACAAGATACATCTTTTCAATCGAATCAGGAACAGTGACATTACGGTTCGCGGCTAGCGTTCCAGTAATCTTGATGATCATATTTCGTCCGTCCGATGCAGCACCATTACTGATTGTTAGTGCTTGATCTGAGGAAGCAGCATTGACTGCTACATAACCACCGACCGCTTGTTCGACGAGTTCTAAATTTGTATTAGTAATTGTACCCCAAAGACCTGCTTTCTCACCGGTTGCGATGAGTTCAAACTTTTGAGATGTTGAATAAGTTGATGCCATAGTACCTCCAAATTTATATTATGTTTCGACGTTTGTCCATGTCTGACTTGCGCCTACGTTGATTTCTGTCCAATCTTGTGCCGCTCCAGGGTCAATCGGGTTCCAGGTAATGACACCCGCTGCAGTAGTTGCACCAGTTACTAAACTGGTTTCGGGTGTTACGACTGCTTTACCGATAATCGTCGTTCCGTCAAAGCTCATTGCCGCGGTCACCGATCCGGCGGTGGTCAGAACAACACGAGCTCCGGCTTTGGCTACCACATCACCAATAGCGACTGTGACAGCATTGGTGGTGGCTGTTACATTGGCTTTACCAATAACGGTAACTGTACCACTTGCGGCAGTGACGAGATTAGTCGTGACGTCAACAAACGCAAAGTCTGTTGGGATAACATCGCCAACTTCAGCGGTAACCGCGTTTCCTGTTAAGAGGACCGTGGCCTTACCAACAAGGGTAATATTACCGACAGCTGATGTAACCGAATTACCGGTTAAGAAAACTTTATTTAAATCCGTTTGTGCGGAAAACGGTGACGATGCGAAAGCGTCAAAACCAAATAACATGGCTACGCTCCTGGGTCGGTTATTGTATTACCCGCGGCAACCCACTCAAGGATCTCTTGGTAGTGTCGGTTTGCTGTGTCGTGAGGTGCTTGAACTGTTTCATTGTTTGTGTAAGTAATAATATACGTGTTTGTCCAAGTTCCATCAAAATAATATTTTTCAACTGTTTGAATCATTTATAACTCCGCATCCGTTGCCATCTTTGCAAAATAATAACCACTATCATTACTTGCTGATTGTGCTTTCTGTGCCAACAATCCATATTGACTTAAATTATTTGCATTAGCTATTACTGTTGTATTAAACCTGTTGTTAGCTTCAATAATACTTGAATAAGCTGAAAGATAAGAAGGTGTTGCACGATGTTCTACTGCAAAAGTAGCAGCTCCACCATAACCACCACCACTTGTGTCACCATAATATCCCATTACAGAATATTGAAAGTATCTTTTACATTTTTGTAAGTTACTCGCATAACTCTCAAAAGGAAAACTAGGTATGGTTGTGGAATCAAACTCACCGACTTCGAGTTGTACTCCTGTAACATACCATTCATTAGATGTGCTATCTGCAAGGTTAACTTGACCGATTGCTCTGTTGGCATTTGTTACAGAAGTCCATGTAGTTGATAAAGTACCAGATGACCTATCACTACCTGTGGCTAAAAAGAAATTTAATTGTAAACTTGCACCATTATCATTATCTAATGTTCCTGTTGTATCTC